AACTGGTGATGCCAGAGTAACTGGTATTATTACTGCCTCAAGTTTTAGAGGTGATGGTAGTCAATTAACTAATATTATTTCTGGTGTTGGAATCCAATCTACTTCAACACGTATTGGCACTGGATACACAGACATCAACTTTACTGGAGCAGGTGTAACAATTGTAGGGTCTGGAACGACTGTAACTGTTAATATTCCATTCTCAACAATCACTAGACAGACAGAAACATCTTCTGGTGTAACAACGAATTTCACAATTACTGGTGGATATGAAGTTGGTTTGATTGATGTATTCCTGAACGGAATTAAACAGAGAAGTGGAGTTGACTTTACGGCTACCAATGGGTCTGTTGTGACTATGACACCCTTTATTAGTAATGGTGATGTTGTTGAATTTCAAAAAATAGATCAACTAACAATTGGTGGAATTACATCAGTAACCAATGCTACTAATGCCTTTACTCTAAACAGTCAAGCAGCATCTTATTATCTTGACTATGATAATTTCACAAATACACCAACAGTTCCAACAAATAATAATCAACTGACTAATGGTGCTGGTTTTATTACAACATCATTTACCAATACCAATCAACTGACCAATGGTGCTGGATTTATAACCACATCATTTACTAACACTAATCAACTGACCAATGGTGCTGGATTTATAACAGCAACATCATCTGGTACAGGATTAACTGGAATTGTAACTTCTATTATTGCTGGAACTAATGTAACTATCTCTGGATCAACTGGAGTAGTAACTATCAATTCTTCTGGTGGTGGGGGTAGTTCAGGTATTGAGATTGAAAATAATGGAACTTCTGTTGGAACAGGAATAACTTCAATAAATTTCAGTACCAATGTAACTGCAACTGCTAGTGGCGGTATTGCAACTGTTACTGCTTCTGGTGGAGGTGGTGGATCATCATCAGTTGCTATTATTGATGAAGTTGAAACTTTTTCAACTGGTGGAGGATCTTTCACCTCTGGAGCATGGCAGGATAGGGACTTAAATACTGTTACTTATGATGGTGATGATATTATTGATTTAAATAGTAGTACAGGAGAAGTGACTTTAAAAGCAGCTGGTACATATAAAATTGATTTTAGAGCACCAGGTTTTAGATGCGATAGTCATGTTGCAAGGATTTTAGATACATCTATAACTCTTGTGAGAGGTCGGGGGTCTTCTACATATAGTCAAGATTCTGGTTTTTATGCACAAACTAATAGTATGGGATCTACCATATATACAACAACTGATGTAAATCAAAAATTTAAACTACAACATAGATGTACTACAACCCAATCTTCAGCATATGGTATGGGTAATCCACATAATGTAAGTGCTATTGGAAATAATTACTATTCTCAAGTCATAGTTACGAAGTTATCATAAATATTCATAAAGACTCTCATGAGCAAGACTAGACAAATTGCAAATATGGTTTCTAGTGGTACTGATGCTCGTATGAACATTCCCACCTTTTCAACCACACAAAGAGATGATGGGTCTTTTGATGCTGGGTCAGTAATATACAATACCACTTCAACTAAATTAGAATTTTATAACGGAACTTCCTGGAATACTCTGCCAGGACTAACCGTTGGATTGTCTTTGGCTCTTGATGGATAAATTATAAATACTAAGAGACCTTTTTATTGTTACAATGAACGAAGGCAATCTTCATAAATGGTTCAAGGGATCAAAATCCAAAGACGGTAAGTCTGGATGGGTTAATGTGGTCACTGGTGGAACTTGTGCAAGTGATAAACCTGGTGAAGGAACTCCTAAGTGCGTCTCATCATCTAAAAGGGCAAGTATGACTAAAGCAGAAAGAAAATCTGCTGCCCGTCGCAAAAAAGCAGCAGATCCTGGTCAACAATCCAAGACTGGTGCTGCAAAACCAACATATGTTTCTACAGACAAACCAAAAAAAGTAAAAGAAGATATTGAACTTACTGATGCATACGGTGAACCTTTTGCAGTTGTACAAGACATTATCAAACCAAAACCCATGAAAACAAACGCACCTGATATCGAGTCATATGAGACGTATGATATCGAAGCAATGACTGAAGAAGATAAGAAGGGCAAAAGTAGTGGTAAGAAAGATGCCTGCTATCATAAAGTAAAAGCAAGTGCTTCTGTATGGCCGTCAGCATATGCCTCTGGAAGACTCGTACAGTGCCGTAAGAAGGGTGCTAAGAACTATGGTAATAGTACTAAGAAAGAGGAGTTTGAGAACCTTCCAGAACTCTCTCAAATGCAAATCAATGCAATGAGAAATGCTGGTATTGAGGTTGATGTTCTTAATGAGAAATGCTGGGTTGGATATACTCAAAAAGGCATGAAGAAGAAAGGTAAAAAGACTGTACCTAACTGTGTTCCTGTCGGTGAAGAAGTAAAAGAAGTTACAGAGGCAATGAGAGTGCCTGCTCAAAATGGAAATGTATACCTTGTAGCATTTACCTGGAAAGGTAAGTACATGATGATGAAGTTATTCTTCCCTGAGATTAAAAAACCATCTAGAAAAGAAGTTCAGTCTGCACTTGATAAAGTCTATCCTGGTTCAATGATTTCCAGATTTGATCTATCTGCTCTTGACAATAAAGAACTGTATATCAACGTATCTTGTTCAGAAGAAACTGAGGTTGTTGAGGCAGTAAAAGGTCAAGATACTGATATGAGAAAAGCAGCATCTGCTGAAAGAAAATCAGGCGAAAAACGTCTTGCTCCTTCAAAAGGAAAAGGATATGCTGACCAGCAAAAGCAATCCATCAATTATATGGATAAAAAAACCAAAAATAATAAAATTATTGTTGGTATGACTCACGAAGAAACTGAAGTATCTGAAGGTGCTGCATGGACTAAGAAGTCTGGTAAGAACAAAGAAGGTGGTCTCAATGAAAAAGGACGTAAGTCCTATGAAGCAGAGAATCCTGGTTCCGATCTAAAAGCACCTTCCAAGAAAAAAGGTAATAAGAGAAGAGCATCATTCTGTGCAAGGATGAAAGGTATGAAGAAAAAACTCACTTCTGCCAAAACTGCTAGAGACCCTGATAGCAGAATTAATAAATCACTAAGAGCCTGGAATTGCTGAGTAACTTATGAGTAATGATGTTTATTTGGGTAATCCCCTTCTTAAAAAGGCAAATTCCCCTATTGAGTTTTCGCAAGAAAATATTGAAGAATATATTAAATGCAAAAATGACCCAGTTTATTTTGCACAACATTATGTAAAAATTGTAACTCTTGATCATGGTCTTCAACCATTTAAGACTTATGATTTTCAAGAGAAGTTAATCAATAATTTTCATAATAATAGATTCAATATTTGTAAGATGCCTAGGCAGACTGGTAAGTCTACCACTTGTGTATCTTACTTATTGCATTATGCATTGTTTAACGACAGCGTAAACATTGGTATTCTCGCAAACAAAGCAACTACTGCTAGAGAACTTCTTGCTAGATTAGCAACTGCTTATGAGAATCTACCTAAGTGGATGCAGCAAGGTATTCTTGTATGGAATAAAGGTAACATTGAACTAGAAAATGGATCAAAGATTTTGGCTGCTTCTACGTCTGCAAGTGCTGTCCGAGGCATGTCGTTTAACATCCTCTTCCTTGACGAATTTGCTTTCGTTCCAAACCATATCGCAGATGCTTTCTTTGCCTCCGTTTATCCTACTATTACTTCTGGTCAAAGTACAAAAGTAATCATTGTATCCACGCCTCACGGCATGAACCACTTCTACAGGATGTGGCATGATGCAGAAAAAGGTGCTAACGAATATATTCCAACAGATGTTCATTGGTCTGAAGTTCCTGGTAGGGATGATATTTGGAAAGAACAGACCATTGCTAACACATCAGAACAACAGTTTAAGATTGAGTTCGAGTGTGAGTTTCTAGGTTCTGTTGATACCTTGATTGCTCCTAGTAAACTCAAAAACTTAGTATATGATAGTCCTATTCAAAGAAATGCGGGTCTAGACATTTATGAAGGACCTAAAGAAGATAGAGATTATATTTGTACAGTTGACGTTGCAAGAGGAGTCGGAGGAGATTACTCTGCGTTTGTAGTCATAGACATAAGTCAGTTTCCTCATAAACTGGTAGCAAAATATAGAGATAACACAATTAAACCAATGTTATTTCCAAGTGTTATCTACCAAGTATGTAAGAGTTATAATGATGCCTATGTTTTGTGTGAGGTCAATGATGTTGGAGATCAGGTAGCAAGTATTCTTCAGTATGATTTAGAATATCAAAATCTTTTGATGTCTTCAATGAGAGGTAGAGCAGGTCAAGTTGTTGGTCAAGGATTTTCTGGATCTAAAACACAGTTAGGTGTTAAGATGTCCAAGACAGTCAAAAAAGTTGGGTCTCTCAACCTTAAGACGATGATTGAGGAAGATAAACTTATCTTCAATGATTATGAAGTCATTTCAGAGTTAACCACCTTCATTCAAAAACATGGTTCTTTTGAGGCGGAAGAAGGATGCAATGACGACCTTGCTATGTGTTTGGTCATCTATGCTTGGTTAGTAGCACAAGATTATTTTAAGGAGTTGACTGATCAAGATGTTAGAAAAAGAATTTACGAAGAACAGAAGGATCACATTGAGCAAGACATGGCACCCTTTGGTTTTATTAACGATGGATTCGATGATTCTACTTTTGTGGATAATGACGGAGATAGATGGACTGTCGAACCAAATGGAGAAAAATACCTTCAAAGATTAGGTAACACTCCAGATACATGGAATGTGGATGAGTATGGTGATATGTCCCATATGTGGGATTATAGGTAATGGACTTAGACAAACAGATCAGACTTGGGCACTTACTTCTAGATGATAGAAAGTGTAGAACCTGTGGACAAGTTAAAAATCTGATTGAGTCTTTCTACAGAACAAGAAAAGATAGAGGTCCGGTCTCATCATCATTCTCATATGAATGTAAAGACTGTACGATCAAAAGAATTATTAGTAGCAGAAAAAATACACACCCTTCTATCGGGGAATCCTATCCAGATTGGTAGTTCACTATATTCACGTCGTATTTCCCCGCTCAAAACTCATATTTTCATAAATATTTTTAGTTAATTTGAGACATTTAGGAGAAAAACATGGCGACTCCTCAATTATCTCCAGGCGTAATAGTCAGAGAAGTTGATCTAACAGTAGGAAGAGCTGAAAACGTTCTTGATAATATTGGTGCGATTGCTGGTCCATTTAAATTGGGACCTATCGATGAACCATATGATATTTCTACTCAACAAGAACTGATCAACACTTTTGGTACTCCTATGAGTACTGATAGACAATACGAATACTGGATGACAGCTTCAGAATACCTCTCCTATGGTGGTGTCCTTAAGGTTGTAAGAACAGACGGCACTACACTGAACAATGCTAACGCAGGTGTTGGTGTCGCAAATACAAACGCATCGAAGATTAAAAACTACGATGACTATGAGGAGAACTATTCTTCTGCTACAAACTTCACGTATGCTGCTAGAAATCCTGGAACCTGGGCAAATAGTCTTAAGGTTTGCACGATTGATAACTTTGCAGACCAGACTATAGGAATTACGACTACTAGTCCTTCTGCTCTTGGAGTTGCTGTTGGGTATGGTGTTACATCCGCCCTTTCTAGTGTTCCCATTCCTGGTGCTGGTACAACCTCAACCTTTAATGGATATCTGAAAGGAATCATTACAGGTGTCAGCACGGATGCAACGAACAGCAAGAGTTCGATTGACGTTAGAATCGTATCAAGAGTTTCAACTGCTGGAACTGTTTATCCTATCGTATATCAGGAAAACAATCCTTCTCAAGCATTTGAAGCAGCGGATACTCTTTCGTTTGTTACTAATGCTGGCGTAACTTCAACAACGACAATCGCTGCACTCGATGCAAATGATTGGTATGATTCGCAAACTTTGAATCTATCCAACTCAACAATCTTCTGGAAGTCGATTGCTCCAAGACCTGTAACTAGCAACTATGTCTCCACAAGAGGAGGAAAGAATGATGCTATGCACGTTGCTGTCGTAGATGATACTGGTGCAGTAACTGGTATTTCAGGAAATCTATTAGAATCTTGGACTGGTTTGTCTAAGGCAATAGATGGTGAAGCAGATGGCGATTCACCAACCAAAACATATTATAAGAGTTATCTTGCTAATAATTCTAACTGGATTTATGCAGGATATAATCCTTCATCCGCAACTGATTCTTATCACGGTACAACTCCTGTTGCTACTGGATTCTCAACTGCCTACACTGCAGTTAGTAGAGGAGACGGTTTATGGGGCCAAGAAGCAAGTGGGGTAACCTACAGTGCTATTGGAAACAAGACATATGCCTTCGGTGGCGGTGTTGACTATTCTGCTAGCGGCGGTATGGGTGCAACTCTTGGATCCCTATCTACTTCATATGAACTGTTCGCAAACAGAGATGAAATTGCTGTTGATTATTTGATGATGGGTCCTGGACTTAGTTCGGAACTCGAATCTCAAGCAAAAGCAAACAAACTCATTTCTATTGCTGAACTAAGAAAGGATTGCATGGCAACCATTTCTCCTCATAGAGCAAATGTTGTTAATGTATCAAATCCAACTACACAAGTCAATAATCTTCTGAAGTTCTATTCGCCTGTAACATCATCCTCTTACGCTGTATTGGATAGTGGTTACAAGTATGTTTATGATAGATTCAATAATGAGTTCCGTTATGTCCCATTGAATGGTGATATTGCTGGATTGATGGTAAGAACATCTATTGAGGCATTCCCTTGGTTCTCGCCAGCTGGTCAGCAAAGAGGCAACATTAATAATACTATTAAACTTGCTCTCAATCCAAACAAAGCACAGCGTGATATCCTATACGGATCAAGAATCAACTCTGTAATCAATCAAAGCGGACAGGGCGTAATCCTGTTTGGTGATAAGACTGCTCTTGGTTATGCTTCTGCGTTTGATAGAATCAATGTTCGTCGTCTGTTCCTCACAGTTGAGCAAGCACTTGAAGAAGCAGCAAATGATCAACTCTTTGAAATCAACGATGATGAAACGAGGGCAAACTTCGTTAACATTGTCGAACCTTACCTGAGAGATGTTCAGGCACAAAGAGGTATTCAAGAGTTCTCAATCGTCTGTGACGAAACAAACAACACCCCTGCTATCATTGATAACAATGAGTTTAGAGCAGATATCTTCATCGCTCCTACACGTTCCATCAACTACGTCACACTGACGTTTGTTGCTACCAGAACTGGAGTAAGTTTTGAAGAAGTCGTTGGTTCAGTTTGATTTAATATCGTAATAATCGTATAAGAGGACACAACCATGGCACAAACAAAAACCTTATCACAGTTTAAGAACAGATTAGCGGGCGGTGGGGCCCGCCCCAATCTCTTTGAAGTTTCTATTCCTGCATTCCCTGCTGCTGTCGGCAGAAGAGTTTGGAGAAATGGAGGCAACAAAGAGAGTGGTCAGTTTAGATTTTTATGCAAGACCGCACAACTTCCAGCATCAACCATTGCTGAAGTACCCGTTCCTTTCAGAGGTCGTATCTTAAAAGTTGCTGGAGACAGAACTTTTGATACATGGACTGTTACCGTCATCAATGACGAAGACTTCCAACTGAGAACTGCTTTTGAAGTTTGGATGAATACACTTAGCAAGTTAAACGATGCTACTGGTGTTACCAATCCTTCTTCATATATGACTGATGCTTATGTCCAGCAACTGGGCAGAGGTAGACAGGCAGAATCAACCAGAAACAGCAGAGGCGGAAGAAGTTCAGAACTTAGAAATTACAAGTTCTATGATATCTTCCCAACTGAAGTATCTGCTATTGACCTAAGTTATGATAGCACTGATACCATTGAGGAGTTCACAGTAACCTTCCAGGTTCAGTACTTCACTATCGGTAACTCTCTCCAGAGAAACAGAGGCGCTAGAGGACAGACTCTGGTACAGTGATAAATAACTAGAACGGTCGTTTCTATTCTATAATGTCGAGATTATTTGGTTTCTCAATTGAAGATGATGATAAAGACTCGTCTGGTGTAGTATCTCCGATCCCTCCTAATAACCAGGATGGATCTGAGCACTACGTCACGACGGGTTTTTATGGTTCATATGTAGATATTGAAGGTGTATATAAGAACGAAAACGAACTTATCAGAAGATATCGTTCAATGTCGCTCTATCCAGAATGTGATAGTGCTATTGAAGATGTCGTAAATGAAGCAATTGTTGCTGATACGAATGATAGTCCTGTAAGTATTGAACTATCAAACTTAAACGCAAGCGATGGAATTAAAAAGAAAGTAAGAGAAGAGTTCAAACGTATTTTAGAACTTCTTGATTTTGATAAAAAGGCACATGAAATCTTCCGTAATTGGTATATTGATGGAAGACTATATTACAATAAAGTTATTGATCAAAAGAATCCCACTGCTGGTATTCAAGAATTAAGATATATTGACGCATCAAAAATGCGTTATGTTCGTCAGGTAAAGAAACCAAAAAACGGCAATAATCCTCTTTCAAATGTTAAAAGAGAAGATCCTGCAACATATGATTTTCCAGAAATTGAAGAGTTTTTTGTATATGCTCCTGGTGGATCTGGATCAACTGGAGGATATAATACAGGAACAATGTCAATGGGTGGTGCTTCAAAAGGCATCAAAATGACAAGAGATTCAATAACATATTGTACCTCAGGATTAGTAGATAGAAATAAGGGATCAACTCTTTCTTGGTTGCATAAAGCAATCAAACCACTCAATCAATTAATGATGATTGAGGATTCTCTTGTTATCTACAGACTTTCAAGAGCACCAGAAAGAAGAATCTTCTACATTGATGTTGGCAATCTACCTAAGGTAAAGGCAGAACAGTATCTTCGTGATGTGATGATGCGTTATAGAAATAAACTTGTCTATGATGCTAACACTGGTGAAGTTCGTGATGATAAGAAGTTCATGTCTATGATGGAAGACTTCTGGCTTCCTAGACGTGAAGGTGGTAGAGGAACTGAGATTACAACTCTACCAGGTGGTCAAAATCTCGGAGAAATTACTGATATCAACTACTTCCAAAAGAAGTTATATAGAGCACTCAATGTACCTGAAACTAGAATTCAAGGAGAAACTGGTTTCTCAATGGGTCGTTCATCAGAGATTCTAAGAGATGAGATCAAGTTCTC